GGTTGAAGGCGCAAAGAGGTTCTACTCCAGAGAGAAGCATGGCCTCCTAGGTGGAGCGGCCCCCGCAAGTATGGAACATGGTCTTAGTCCTGCGAGTTTGCTAGAGCACCAGCAGGCTGTACAACAGGGAGCGACCTCCATTCCTGGAGTCTTGAAGGGCATGGTTACCAAGCCCGGTGAGCTCATCCGAGGTGGGTGGAATCAAGGTGGCACGTTTGGCAAGGTAATGACATTGACGAGCGCGGGGATGGGAATCAAGGACGTCATGGATCCTGAAGCTCCTGGTGGGAGGGCGGAAAAGGCCGGTCGCATGCTCGGTGAGACTGGTGGTTATCTTGTGGGCAGCAGGTTGCCGTTCATGAGCAACATGCTCTTCAGTACCGCTACCGGCGCGGCGGGTAAATACCTCGGCCGAGCGGTGGACAAAGTTACGGGCAGCGGACAGCAGCCCCTACCGCAGGCGGCCCCATGAACGACTTTGGTGGAAGCTTTGGAGCCGGCCGCTTTAGCCGTGCTCGAGGTCGAATTCAAGGCGGACAAGGGCAAGGGATCAACTACCCAAGCCCGTTCTTTGATGTCGCCCACACCTATCTCCCTACCACCGTCAAGCAGATGTTCCGGTGGTGCCGGTATTACTTCTTCGTCCATCCTCTGATCAACGCCGCCATCTTCAAGATGTCCCAGTATCCGATCACAGATCTGGTGTACTTCAGCAAGGACCCGCAGCTCAAGGACATGTGGAAGAACTTCCTGGAGACGCAGCTGATGTACCGCGGTTTCCAGGAAGAAGTTGGACTGGATCACTTTTGTTACGGTAACGCCCTCATCAGTATCTTCTTCCCTTTCATCAAGATGCTGGAGTGCAGGGAGTGTCATTACAGTGCGCCGGCCAAAACCACCAACTACTACTTCCGCAACTTCCAGTTCTACTGGCAGTGTCCACGTTGTCAGCAGCATGGTGAGGCCAAGGTCCACGACAACTACGTGAAGTCCTCCCGCGGGATCCGACTTCTGCGCTGGAATCCGGAAGACATCGACATCCGCTACAACGATCTGAATGGCGAATATACCTTCTTCTACGAGATGCCCGTGCAGTTGAAGAACGACATCATCATGGGCAAGAAGAACGTCGTGGAAGAAGTCCCGCAGGTCTTCATCGAGGCTCTTCAAAAGCGCAAGGCCGTCGTCCTCTCGCGCGATAACGTCTATCACTTCAAGCGTCCGACGCTGGCAGGCAAAGACCGGGGATGGGGCATCCCGCTCTTGCTGCCGGTACTGAAAGACGCCTTCTATCTGCAGGTGATGAAGAAGGCCCAAGAGTGTGTGTCCCTCAGTTCTTTGCTTGAGACCAAGAACGGTCTCCTTAGGGCTGATGATGTTGACGTAGGGGGACAAGTCAGGACTCATACTGGCCAATGGCAAAGGGTGGAAGAGAAGTGGTATCGAGACGCGCGTGAGGGGGAAATTGGTCGAAAGATCATTCTGACTGGGTTACGCTCTTTTAGTGCAACTTACTCTCCTCAACATCCGATCTTCACGATTCGACGAAATGAGGAGAATCGTAGGATCGACACGAAGGACGCACAACGGTCGTCTGTAATCTTGCGGAACCCCCATCTCTATGAAGAAGTCCTTTGCCCGGCTGAACAGCTGGAAATTGGTCAGTATGTCCTTTACCCCCGGGCACTGCCATCCTATCCCACTGACGTAGATGTTGCTGCCTACACAGGCCTGACAACCACTGATGGATACGTCTACAGCGGTTGTGGGGAAGAGACGGCTGTCGCATTCGAGGCTCTCGAACGTGGTGAGCATGTGTTTCATGATAACGCTGGCCGTGTGGCAAAAAGAACCATGAAAGAGGGGCGCACGCCAAAACGTATGGCTAGTGTCCGCGCAATGACTACGGACTTTGCCTATATCTTGGGTTGGTATGCTGGAGACGGTAGCTGTGGGTCTCGACATGTGGGCTTCTCTTTGGGTAAGGATAATGACGCCAAACCTTTGATGGACGCCATTCGACAAGAGTTTGGTATCGAACCTACAATTGAGGAGGGAGTGTCCATCAATACGGTGGTTTTGTCTGATACGATCGTCAGACATCTAATCAAGGGAATGATCCCAGGAACTGCCCGGCACAAACGAGCGCCAATAGAGATCCTAGATGGGGTGAATGAAGTGAAGTTGGCCTATCTGAGGGGTCTTTGGGATGCGGATAGGTGTAGAGGGGTTCGCAAAGGATCTGTTTCTACCAGTAGTAGAGAACAGGCGTACGATGTGTACCGGCTATTGCTTCACTTTGGATGTATTGCAACGGTAGACAAACTGGGGCCCAAGTCTAGCATTATAAATGGCAAGGAAGTGCGCGGATCCGGTTCTTATAACGTGAATACGTGCGGTGCATCCTTTGCCCGATTACGATCTCTGTGGGAGTGTGGAACCGGCCCGGAAGTAGCATCGGGCAAGAGTGGCTTCTTTTGGAAGGAATACTTTGCTACTCGTATCTGTGCGGTGGAGGAGGTAGAAGAAGATCAGTATATTGACTTCAAGATCGCAAATGATACCACCTTTTGTACTCCCGGCACAGCTACCAAAAATTCTATCCTACTTGAGCACATCGTGCCACTACGTGTGCTCTTCCCACAGGCCGGCAGCGCTACCAGCGATCCATTTACGTCGATCAATCTTGGTGATTGGAAGGATCATATCGCTGATGAAATAAATCATTGGAGAGTCGATCAAAACTACATTCCGATCCTCCCATTGCCTATCGGGCAACAGACTATTGGTGGTGACGGCCGAGCCCTACTTCTTGGGCAAGAGATCCGAGTATGGAGTGAGCAGATCATTACGGGTATGGGATTTCCTCAAGAATTGATCTTCGGTGGTGTGTCTTTTAGTGGCAGCAATGTCAGCCTGCGGATGTTGGAGAACTTCTTTCTCGGTTACATGATCAATCATCGTCGACTCCTGCACTGGGTAATGAACAGGATCTCCAGCTACATGAACTGGAGCATGATTGATGTCCGCTTCAAGCCGTTCAAGATGGCGGACGACCTCCAGCGCAAGGCCTACAACTTCCAGCTCAACCAGGCGGGAAAGATCTCCGACGGTACGTTGTTGGCTGATGCTGACTTCGATGCCGAGAAGGAGGACGAGGCCATCAACCTCGAGACTGCCAGACGGGCCGAGAGCATGAAGAAGAGCAGGTTGTCACAGGCGGAGATCGAGGGCGAAGCGCAGATGGTTATGACGCGCTACCAGCTTAAGAGCCAGAAGGAACAGGCACAGATGCAGGCGTCCATGACGCCAGCCCCGGGTGAGCCAGGAGCTGAGGCTGAAGGCGTGGCAGAGGGTGGGATGCCACAGCCAGTAGGCGAGCAACAGGCTCAGCCTGGCCAGCCTCAAGGGCAGCCACAAGAGCAGCCCGCTATGCCTGGAGCAATGTCAGCCTTCCAGTCGCCTCTGACTTTAGGCGCTCAGCAACCGGCACCCACAAGTCCTGAACAAGCGGGGGCATTGAACATCGACTTGCTGGCAGCCGCCAGTCAGCTCGCTCATTATCTGGCTAAGCTCGACGATCGCAGTCGGCAGATGGCGTTGCAGAACCTGCAGACGAGCTCACCCGAGCTGTACGAGACCGTGGTCGGCATGCTAAATAGTTTGGGGGTTGGCCAACAGGCACCCGCGGGGCAGCCCCTGCCTGAGCAGAGGCTACCCACGCGGTCACCCGGTGCTGCACTTATCTAGCTGCGGCTTTTCTTGTAGACTCCGTCTACCGTGTCCGTCAGGATGGGAACCACCTTCCCATCCACGATTTCCGGTCTGCCCCCTACGAGCTTCAGTGTCGTCCCCCTGCGAAGGGTCTCGTTGAGATCGCTAACGGCATCCGCAAGAAAAGCTATTGCGTACGCCGTCTCCCTGCCCTCAATAACGTTTCCGGGATTTCTGAGAATCCTGTCTAGCCTGTGGATATAGCTCATCCATTGCTCCTGTTCTCGGGGGGGTTCATCCTTCTAGCGATCGGTCCGCTCCACACTGATGTCCACGGCCGGGCTGGTGCTGGCATTGCCGTGGAAGCCCAAGTTCATCTGGCACTCCCAGCAACCGTCGTCCAGATCGTCCGCTTCACCGGTGTGAACGGAGACACCTGTATCTGTGCAATAGATGTAGTAGGCGACCGGGCCTACTACATGTTCGATAAGTTGATCATGATGATCGTTATGGTACAGCTCTTGAAGTGTGGACTGCACTTTGACTTTCATGTTCCTCCTTTGGCCGCTGTACGTTTTGGGACAATCAGCGGTCTGGTCCTGATAGGTATCTTTGGCACGCTTCTGACGATTTCGGGTTCGTCCGGAGCAGTATCCATTCCTAGGATGTACCTGGCAGCAGCGGAGTCACCTTCTCCCAAGCCCTCAAACACACAATCATGGCAGGCATACGATCGGACAGTCTTCTTTATGCCCCTGGCCTTGTAAATGGTGGGTGTCCAGATCGTGTCTCGCCCATCTACGAGGAAGCGGCCGAGGGCCAGTTCGTAGTACAGCACTTCGTGGGCCAACGGCCCGCCACAGAACATGCAGTTGCGATCTTCATCTGGGTCATCGGGCGCATTCAAGAAGTCGAAAGTCTGTTGCAGGCAATGGAAGTGGAACCACTTGACGTCATCGTTGTCATCAAACCGTTCGGGGTTGAAGAACCACCTGCCGCTTTTGCTACTGCGCGTCTTTGCCCCCACGCGCAACGCGATGGCATCGGTGTCTAACCCTATTTGATGGTCGCAAAACAGGCATGCGGGTGACTCATCATTTGGGTCGTCGGTTGAGATCATGGTTGGCCTTGTTCTTCTTCAAACCCTCTATGAGATCAGATTGAGTATCTCGTATCCCCATGAGCAGGCCGAAGATCAAACCCCACTTGAAGAGGATCCACATTGATCGGAGTCGTCTTCTTCCGACTCGTCCTCATCCCGGTCGTTTTCCGATGGGTCTAGATTGTCCCAGACCATATTCTCTACTCGTTGAAGTTGGGACTCCGTCCGCTTCTCGTCTGCCATTCTCAGACTCCTTCTTTGAGGTTGAAGTATGATCCTGATCTACACAGTCCTTATACCAATGAAATTGTCGAAGTTGCCAAGCCCCTTGGGGATCTGCTAATCTGCTGTTGTCCGCTATCCCCGATGAGGACGCCGTCTGAGGGGACGCAGGAGGAGAAGATGGCCCGTCTTGATCCCCGTGAGGGGTTTGAAGCACTCAAATCCAAGGTCTCCGAGACCGTCCGTTCAATGTTCCCGATTGAAGGGACAACGCACACCCTGCGTTTGAACGGGTTAGAGATCAACGACAACAAGGACATCGAGGACCTGCGCTCGCAGAAGGCAGCCCGCCTCACCGGTACCACATGGGCGGTACCAGTGAACGCTGATGTCTCTCTTTTGGATACCAAGACCGGCAAAGAGATCGATCGCCGTAAGATGCGGATCGTCAATTTGCCCAAGGTCACTGGTCGCTACTCCTACATCATTGATGGGCAGGAGTATCAACTGGACAACCAGTGGCAGTTGAAGCCTGGTGTCTACTCTCGAGTTGGCCAGCAGGGCGAACTTCGTAGTGAGTTCCATCTCAAGGGACGCAGCCGATTCAATGTCCTGTTTGACCAGGCTGCCAGTCAGTTCCAAATCCGAAAGAAGGACACGCACATCCCCCTGTACCCCATACTCAAAGAGCTGGGGGTGCCTGATGACGAGCTTGAGCGTCAGTGGGGCCGTCAGATCTTAGCGGCTAACAGGCAAGAAGGGACGCAGAAAGCACTAGAGGAGTTCTATCGCGCAACCACAGGTAGACACCCAGAGAGCCCACAGGATGCCAAGAACTTCCTACACGAGTTCATGGACAGTGCGGAGATGGACCCCGGTGTATCTCGACTAACTCTGGGCAAGCCCCTGACCCGCGCCGGTGGAGAAGCCATCACACTGGCGACCAAGAAGTTATTGGATATCAGCCGTGGACAGGTCCCACAAGACAATCGCGATAGCTTGATGTTCAAACGCTTCCGCTCGGCAGAGGACTTCGTGTCAGAGGCTATCCAAGAGCGCAGCGATGAGATCTTGCGTCGTGTGGGAAACAACCTCAACCGCAGAACCAAGGTCAACGAGATCTTGGCACCAGATCTCTTCAATCGCCCTATCCATACGCTCTTCACTAAGACCGCAATCAAAGAACGTCCAGACCAGATGAACCCTTTGGAGATGGTGTCGGGCGCGATGAAGACCACTATCATGGGGGAGGGTGGAATTAAGAGCGAACTGGCAGTCACGCAAGAGGCCAAACTTGTAGATCCCTCCCATCTGGGCTTTCTTGATCCTTTACACACGCCCGAAGGAAGCCGCGCGGGGATAACTTTGCAAGTACCGTTGGGGGCGACCAAGAAGGGCGACCAGCTTGTCATCAAGATGTGGAATACCAAGACTAGCAAGATGGAGGAGGTCAACCCGGAGAAGGCCTACCACTCTAATGTAGTGTTACCGGACCAGGTCCACTGGGTAGATGGCAAGCCTGTACCTTTCAAGTCCAAGGTCAAGCTCAGTACCATAGGGAATGAGATCATTGAAGGACAGATGAAGCACGCGGACTATGTCATGACGTCTCCCGCGCAGATGTTCTCGCTCTCTACCAACTTGATCCCATTCCTCCAGAACGACTCCGGCAATCGTGCGACATACGCTGGCCGCCAAATGGAACAGGCGATACCACTCACCCATAGAGAGGCTCCGTTAGTCCAGACAATGTTGTCCTCGAAAAAAGGCGCACCATCTTTGACGGAAGTCGTAGGCAGCACCAGCTCACACTTTGCACCCATTGCGGGTGAAGTGACACGAATTGGGGAGGACTTCATCCACGTCAAAGATGTTGATGGCAAGAAGCATGAGGTTCAGATCTACAACAACTTCCCTCTCAATGAAGAGAAGAGCTTCTTGCACAGCACGCCGGTTGTGAAGGTTGGAGACCGTGTTTCCAAGGGCCAACTGGTGGCCGACACCAACTTCACCCAAGGAGGCCACCTGGCTCTCGGTACGAACTTGCGGGCGGGTTACCTCCCCTTCCACGGCTACAACTTCGAGGACGGTGTCGTTATCAGCGATAGTGCCGCGATCAAACTTACCAGTCAACATATGTATCGAAAAGGAGTCGATCTAAGCCCCGATCACGTTCAAGATCGCAAGAAGTTCTTCTCCTACTTTGGCAGTACCGTCACGAAGGAAAACGTTGAGAAGCTGGACGAGACTGGCGTGATCAAACCTGGCATGCAAGTGAAACCAGGAGAGCTTTTGATCTCTGCCATGCGAAAGAAGGACGTCAACGATCCTGACTCTAAGACGTTGGCGCGCATGCACAAATCGCTCGTGCAGCCGTACTCGGATACCTCCATCAAGTGGGAGGCTGACCATCCTGGGATTGTAACCAACGTCATCAAGAACGCTGGTCGCGTTGAAGTCCATGTTCGTACGGACGAACCCGCAGAGATCGGTGATAAGGTTACTGGACGATCAGGAAACAAAGGCATTGTGACAAGAATAGTTCCTGACCATGAGATGCCCAAGACTGCTGATGGCAGACATATTGACATCGCTCTCAATAGCTCCGGAGTCCCGGGACGTCTGAACATTGGACAGGTACTGGAGACGGCTGCGGCCAAAATTGCTGAGAAGACCGGCAAGCCCTACCAAATCCAAAACTTCGACGGTACCGAGGATTGGCTAGCTCGTGTGCAAAGTGACTTGAAGGCCCATGGTCTGACGGATAAGGAGATGGTATTCGATCCGGTCTCTGGCAAACCTATGGGTGAGGCGCTAGTAGGACCGCATTACATCCACAAACTCAAGCATCAGGTAGAGAAAAAGTTGATCTCCCGTGCCGGTGGACCTGGCTACGCCTACGACGTCAATCACATCCCGAAGGGTGGCGGCCCCCATGGGGCACAGGCAATGGATACCCTAGGAATGTATGCGATGTTGGCGCACGGAGTTCATGCTTCGATACGTGAAATGCAAACGTACAAGAGCAATGCTGAAACCAACGATGAGTTGTGGTCCGCAATCCAAGCCGGTGATCCCATCCCACCACCCAGGCCCAGTTTCGCCTACAACAAGTTCCTTGGCTATCTCAAAGCCATTGGGGTGAATGCTGTCAAGCAGGGCAATACCATCAATTTGATGCCACTCACGGATAAACAGGTCCTGGCAATGAGTAATGGGGAAATCAAAGACCCCGGCCGGATGGTGATTGGCAAGAACCTGAAGGAGGAAGAGCACGGGCTGTTTGACAAGAAAGTTACAGGTGGGATTGATGGAACAAAATGGAGTCATATCCATCTCCCAGAGGCGATGCCAAATCCGATCTTTGAAAAACCCATTGTAAGTCTGACCGGGCTGAAGCCCAAAGACTTTGACGAGATCATGGCCGGCGTTAAAGCCATCAACCCAAAGACCGGTGAGTTCGTCAAGCCCGAGGAGGGCCTGCGCAGTGGCCCGGCGATCTCCAACTTGCTGGGAAAGATCGACGTGCAGAAGGACTTGGCGGCCGCTCGCAAGCAGTTGGCAGACCCCGTCCTCAAGGGGCCAAAATTAGATGCCGCGAACAGGCGTGTGAAGTACCTCATGGTGCTGGACAACTTGGGGATGAGTCCGCAAGAGGCTTATATGCAGCGGTACATCCCGGTGATGCCGCCAGCCCTGCGTCCGGTATCAGTTTTGCCGAACGGCAGCTTGAATGAGGATGATCTCAATCACATGTACAAGGGCGTAGGCCTGGTGGTCAAGAAGTTGAATGAAGCCAGTCCGCTTCTACCTGACCATATGAAAGATGATCGGCGGGCTGCCATTTACGATGGCATGCAGTCGCTTGCTGGTCTTGGCGGGCACCTCAATCAGAAGTTCCGTGGGGTGTTGGACATCATCCGTGGCAAGACTGTGGGTAAGGAAGGCCTCAAAGAAGGTGGTCCAAAAGAAGGCTTCTTCCAGGAGAAGCTGATCAAACGCAAGCAAGATCTTAGCATGCGTTCGACCATCATACCGGAGCCCGAACTCGGGCTGGACCAAGTAGGCATCCCCAGGGTCGCGGCCATGGAGTTGTACAAGCCGTTCGTAGTTCGCGAATTGCGGGGGCTGGCCAACATGAACCCGCTTCAGGCTCAGCAAGCAATCAAGGCTAATGACCCATTGGCGATCAGGGCATTAGAGAGGGTGGTAGATAGCCGACCACTATTGCTAAAACGAGATCCGGTGCTACACAAATATGGGGTACAGGCGTTCAAGCCCGTTTTGATCAGCGGTAAAGCCATTCAAATTCATCCTTTAGTTACTGGAGGTTACTCGGCCGATTTCGATGGGGACACGATGGCTGCGTTTGTTCCCCTTACTACGCAAGCAGTGAAAGAAGCCTATAACATGTTGCCATCGCGTAACCTCTTTAGCCCGGCTACCGGTGCAATCATGTACCGACCAACGCTTGAGAGCCAATTGGGCCTCTATATGCTCGCGCGAACTACCGGGAAGTCTGGCAAACAGTTCAAGGACCTGGCAGAGGCTGCGAAGGCTGTCCATCAAGGAGAGATTGATTTCACGCATGAAGTGAAAATCGGCGAAGGTAGAACTACTGTCGGTCGATCACTCATTGCAGCGGCTTTACCTGAGACCATGCGTGCTCAAGTACATGAATCCAATTTCAAGTTTGATGGCAAGGGCCAGGCGGCGCTTTTGACGACCGTGGCCAAAGACCACAAAAACGATTTCGGCGTGGTCTCAAACAAACTGAAAGACCTTGGTAACCAGTATGCAACCAACCATGCGCTCTCTCTTGGCTTGGATGACTTGAAGGCGGACAAGACCACACGTGATCGAATCCTGCGAACCGCTGACGCCAAAGTAGCTGAGAACATGAGGGGTGCTGGCAAGCAAGAGGATAAGGACAAAAGGACAGTTCAGATCTATGATGGCGCGACCCAGTTGATGTTGAAGGCCATTGAGGACCAGCACTCAAAGAACCCAACAGCGCTCTTCAATATGATGCGCGCAGGCGTGAAGCCGGGTATCGACACCTATCGACAAATCACAATGGCCCCCATGTTGATCATGAATGCCAGGGGTGAGATCATCCCCTCCCCCGTAAGGAAGTCCTACTCTGAGGGGCTGGATACTGGAGACTATTGGACTTCGATGTCCGGGTCACGTAAGGGTGTCATCCAGAAGACGCAGTCGGTAGAAGAGCCTGGTTATCTGACCAAGCAGGTCATGAACTCTGTGATCGACAACGTCATTGGTGAGCACGATTGTGGTACGAGGAAGGGCATTGCTCTGCCTGTGGAAGAACGTGACATCCTCGATCGCCATCTGGCAGTAGACGTGAAAATCGGAAAGAGGACGTTCTCAGCTGGTACCCTCATCACGCCCGAGGTTCGCGATAGTTTGAGGAACAACAAAGCTCGTATCGGGAAGGTTATCGTCCGATCCCCTTTACGCTGTGAGTCGGGGTCTGGTATCTGCCAGCGCTGTTTCGGTTTGGACGAGAACGGTCAACATCCGGTTGTTGGCAAAAACGTAGGCGTGATAGCAGCTCAAGCCATTGGAGAGCGCGCGACCCAACTCTCCATGCGTACTTTTCATGAGGGTGGGATCGCTCCCGTGGGCGAGGCAGCCAAGGCCAGAGCGCTGCTCACGGATCAATTTAAGCGCGTGCAACAGCTGGTGCAGCTCTATGAGAGGATACCAGGGGCCGCCACTCTCAGCACTATGGAGGGGAAGGTCACCAAGCTTTCCAAGGACCCGGCCGGCGGGCACAATGTATTTGTAGAGGGTGTGCGCCATTATGTCCCCCAAGATCGGGGAGAGCCCATCGTGTTCGTTGGAGAGAAGCCTAAGAAGCTGGCCGTCGGCATGGCTGTGCAGAAGGGTGACCCCGTCTCTCACGGTCCAATCAACCCACACGAGCTCCTGCCATTAGCTGGCTTGAGCAAGGTTCAGGGCTATCTTTCAGGACAGCTCTACGACCTCTATAAGAGCGAGGGTATCCGCCGCCGGAATATAGAGACGATTGTCAAAAGCATGACGAACTTGACGAAGGTAGAAGAGCCAGGTGACAACCACGACTTCTTGCGCGGAGATTTTGCGCCCACCTCCCAGGTCCAAGCCATCAACAAGAAGTTGAATGCCGAACGCCTGCGGCCCATCCAGCATGCACCTGTCCTCAAGGGCGTGTCAAAACTGCCGCTCGACATCCAGACCGACTGGATGGCAAAATTGAACCACGAACGTCTGCATGAGACGATCATTGAAGCGGCCAATAAGGGGTGGGGGTCAAACGTGCACGGAACCCATCCAATCCCAGGCATTGCGATGGGCTACGAATTCGGATTGAAACATCCGTATTAGGAGAGAACATGGACCATGTGTACATGACCAGAATGGGTTCAGCCTTCATCGAGGAATTGACGGAACTAAGAAAGATGGCAATGCCACTACCCATTCCAGCGAATGCTGCTGCCGCTGCTGGACCGGGTGCCCTCACTCGTGGCCGTCAGTTCATGGGTGAGGGCTTCGGGCATCTTGGGAATACCATTGGGGGGCAGGGACCCATGGCCCAGCGCATGGGAGCGCCGGCTGGTACCGGACTTTGGCAGCACACGAAGAACCTGTTCCAGGAAGGCAGAATTCCCACCGCACAGAGTGTTGCCGGTACTGCTGGTAAGGCAGAGACTGTCATGCGCGGCGGTGGTATCCTCGGTGGGCTGAAGGCTGTGGCCAAGAGCCCATTGGGCAAAGCTGGTATTGCTGGCGGAGCTCTGATTGGTGCGGGGGCTCTGGCACACAAACTGTTCTCTCGGCCCAAGCCTCAGCCTGTGATGTACCAGTAGGATCAGTAGATGGCCGTTCGAAATATTGGCACGTCCAATTCTCCGTCCAAGCGCATCGATAATATGGATGCAGCTTGGGTGGAAAAGGGAACGGTCGCCAATGTCGACATGAAGAACTGGACCGTTGATCTGATCTCCGAATACAGCGGCAAGTACATTCCACGGGTACAGATCATGTGCCCTTATTTGGAAGCGACCAACGGGGCTGGTATCTACGCCATGCCAGAGGTCGGAACGGTTGCCTACTTCACGTCTCCTTCTGATGGCGATCCGCCTTTTATCCTGGGGTTCATAGGCGTGCCGAAGTCAGAAGCCGCACAAGCTGATGATCTTACAGATAGTGCTGGCCAGCCGGGCGTAGAGACCGAGGAAGACCTGCAGCAGCCGGTATCTACCGAGTCCACGGGGGCGGCAGCTCCTGCCAGTCATGGGGGGTCTTTCAGGAGCAAGCGTCCGAACTTGAATCCAGGCGATATCGCTCTTGTGGGGCACGACGGCAATTTCATCTACCTCCGCCGAGGCGGGGTCATTCAAATCGGAACGACACCCACCTGCCAAACGATGTACATCCCGGTCCTCAACTACTTGCGCCAGTTCTGTGAGAACTACGAAATGAGCATGCCCGGTGGCGCATGTTTCTGGCGAGTTGATCGACAGGAGGGAGACCCTGCGGGAGAGGCACCTGTCATCTATCGGCTTACTGTCCGAGACAAAGCTCAGAATGACAAGGCCGATGTCCAGGTACGGTTCGGGCATGTAAGCGATGACGTCCGCTACGAACTAGTGATCGCCCCCAAGAACGTGAAGGTCGATGATGGTTCAGCTTCGGGCGAGAACTATACCCTACGGATTAAAAAGAGTGGTGATATTGAGATCGTAGCTAGTGGTAAACTGACTGAGAAATACAGTGGTGGCCGAGATACGACCGTGTTGGGGTCAGATAAATTGACGGTCACCGGAACTCAGGAAGTCAAGATCACTGGAATCAAGAACGAGGAGGTGACTGGAGTTCATACGTTCAAGGCCGCGGTCAGCATGGAGGTAATCACCGGCATCAAGACCATTGATGCCGCGATCTTCAAGTTGGGAAATGGAAGTCTGGAACCAATCCTCTCCTCGTCGATGCTGATCACTTGGCTAGCTGCGCATGAACATGCCGCGCCCAAGGCTCCCCCTTCTACTGCCGGTCAATTAGCCGCCTGTCTCAACCCCAAATTCATGGTGCCCAAACCATGATCTCCATCAAGGCCCTTGCAGATTTTCTTCGCTATCGATTACTTTCACGAGCCGTGGCGAAAGGCGTAGTGACCAAATCTACGCCCGTACAAGTCCCCCAACCTGACGGCACTACAAAAATGGAGATGTCCCAGAAAATTGGGGACCTTTTCATGGATGAGGGATTGGCCACTGTTATATCTGAGGCCGTGGCCAGCGCGGTAGTTAGCCATGTGCAACCAGAGGTTGGAAGTGGTTCCCCAGGACCTCCAGGACCTCCAGGACCTCCAGGACCTCCAGGACCTCCAGGACCTCCAGGACCTCCAGGACCTCCAGGACCTCCAGGACCTCCGGGTGCAACAGGAGCTGACGGCCCGCCGGGGCCCCCCGGCCCTCCGGGCCCTTCTGGAGTTCTGCCTACAGATCCTGTGTTCCTTGTTAACGCGCTGCAAACCAATCTGACGAATTTGGTTGGTAATCAAAAAGAAGGAGCAGTCTTTTATTGCCGGACTACAGGATCAATTATCGGATGCCAATTCAGAACGGCTGCCCCCGGAGCTCATACTATCCGCGTCCAACTTTGGTACAACAATAGCGCGCGGATCATTGGTGCGGGCAGTGCCACTTACATGGACGTGCCCTGTTCGGGGGCTGGGCTCTATGCAGTGACATTCATTGTTCCATTTACTATTTTGACCACGCACATTGGCAACCTGTTTAGGATCTCTATGTGGAACACTGATGGGGCACATTATACCAGAGCCGCTTTCGCCCCCAATGTGGCCTTTGTCTACCCGGTGCCCATGGGATACATCTATACAATCCATGCTTCCCCGGCATGCTGGGCAACGGCGGGGGGTACCACTGAACCAGGTGAGCCAATCAATACTGCTGGCGTCGAACGATATCCCATTGATGCGATATGCCAATTATGAAAGATCTTAATCACGCAACGATCTATATAGGTTGGCAGTAAGGTAAGTGAATTCCTCTTGCGACATAGTGTAGATCGGCGGTAGCCTTCCACGTAGGAGACGAAAAGATGGACCTTTTCTTGGACAATCCGAAGGGGCTTCCCAAGTTCGCAGCTGCCTTCACTAGGCTCTCTGAGAACCCCGATGATTGGCAGTCAGAGATCATGAACGAACTCTACCGCCAGGCTCCGTACGTCGGTGACTTCAGCCCGAAGATCGTTATCAACGAACTTGACCCCGAGCGACGCTATGCTATTGGCGCGGTAGAGCTTTCGAACAAACTTGCGATCAATCCACTCGAGTACAGCGTTAGCTCCGGTGCTCAGGGCATGAATCTTGTGCTGGTTCCAGTGGTCATCAATGAGGGCAAGATGTTTCCGCTGGATACCTTCATCCAGAACGGGAAGGCCCAGCCTCTGACGGAGGATCGGCTCAAGCGAGCAATGTTCAGGCCCCAGGTGTTTGAAGCTGCCGCCGAGCGTCCTGGTGACCAGGATATGCTGAACATCCTCTACCCGCCCTATCGATCTGGTGGATTCGGCCTCGGTAACGCCCGTGTGGGACAGCTTGAGACGCCAAAGACCAGTTCTGTGCGGCCTGAGTTCCTGGTAGAGGCCATTGCCGGCACCGTGAAGGAGGCTGACGTCAGACGGCTGGAAGAGACCCTGGGCACAGATAGGGACCTGCGCCACGCGCTGCTCGATAACGATGCTACTCGCAGTTGGCTTTCAAAGCTGGCTTTCAAGGACCGGGGCAGGGCGTCAGGGGAGTCGATGCTGAAGGAGGCCCTCCACGCAATCCCACCGAAAATCATACAGATCATCAAGACCGCTGGTGGGTTCCTCGTCAAGACCGCGAATCCAGATACCCTCCTCCCCGAGGAAGAGGTGGTTGATCGTCCAACTGCAGTCAATATGGTGGGTTCGGATGTTGTCAACAAAGTCGAGCGCAACGGGACCGAGACAATCTCTACGAACTCGGTGGTGAAGGAGACCCTGGACGACATGACCATCAAGGTCGTGGACGAGTTCGGGGAGTACCGAGTCAAGACCCAGGACGGCAAGGAACTGGTTGGTTGGGTGTTCCCCAGCTGTCTGGACCTTGATGGTCACAACCTTTCGATCGCTGTGTTCGCCAATGGTAGCGAGTCTGCCTTCCAGGAGGACATCGCCGGCAATCTCGTGGGAAAGAGTTCCAACCTCATCAATGAGGACCCCACTGGTTTTGGCTGCTTCTACCTCGCTCGTGGGGGTAGCGCCGTGGCGATGGTGCCAATGACCATCATGGGAGTCTCCCAGGGCCCTGATGGGAAAGACACCTACCATGCCCAGACGATCATGGGGGCCGAGGTCCAGGTACAGCTGGTGCCCGGTCTCCGGGAGGTAGCACCCATGGACGATGGAGTGTTTGCCATCCCCGAGGACTGTGGCTGGCTACCCATGCGGGAGATGACGGAGCTGGCCTCCACCCCTGGGGAGTTCGGCAAGACGGCCGAAGCTCAGCGTCTACCCCACAAGGTCGAAGTCATGTGGGAGTCGGGTGGTACCTACAGTCTTCGCGGTCAGCCGGTAGAGAAGCTGGCCGCTGTCCTGCCATGCAAGTTCATCAACCACGACCAGGCGATGTTCAACCTCGCAATTCTGGGTGTGGAACCCAATTTTGCTCGAACGAAGTTGGCTTCTGCCAAGAAGCTGAGCAGGTGGTGTTCGATCGATGGCGTTCGCCAGGTCACCTTCGTCACCGAGAAGTATGCTGCGGCCGAGAAGCGGGCTGCCAAATACATCGAGCGTCTGCCTAAGATCAATGTCCTGATGCTGAAAGAGGCCGCCTCCCTGGACGATCCACTCTCTGTAGATCGAGTGCTCTCTGTCGGTTTCCTCAACCCTGAGAACGTCTCGACGTTCGTGTCGTATCTGCCGGAATTCGAAGACACGCTCTCCAAACTTTCCGAGCTGCTGATTGCGTCCAGGCTCGGGCTCTCCAACATTGACATGGGGGCATTAGAGCGCGTAACTCGTCACCTGGATAAAGTTGTTGATGGCTTGCGCGAACTCACACAACACCCGACAGCTTGAGCGCAATCTACTTGAAGGGCCGGCAGTAGAATGCGTCTCACGCCAAGATCACCATCCGAGTTCTTCATCAAGTACCTTCTTTCGAAGGCGGATGAGGAGGCTAATGAGCAGCTGATCATGGATCAGCTAGATCGTCTGGGCTTAGACGGACTTAACCTTAATTACATTCGTCGTGTTCAAGAGGAGATGGGGCCCAGACCAGACCCCTTTCTACCAGAGGACCCCACCCACATGCCCAGCCGGCGGTGGTTGAAGGGTCTGAAGATCTTCGACATGTGGGCGCAAACGCCTTCTACCAAGGAGGCGTTTGTCATTCTGCAAGATGCCTACGTGCAAGAAAAGCTGCGACCGTTGTTGCTTTCGTCCATGCACCCTGCGGTCATCGCCAAGCGTCTCCGTAAGTACACGTCAATCCCCCTTACGCGCGATGGCGTGACAGCCTACAGGCACTACTTCTGGAACCGGATGCTGATGACCCAAGGACAATGGATGGAGTACTTCAATGACCAAGCGGGATCCAATGTCCTGGCTCAAGGTCTCCTGACACCAACAGACTTGGTTCCCAAGCACTTGCCATGGGTGGTGGGCATCAGTGGACCATCTGCGGGCTTCAACATGGTGGAAGCGGCCGCCCGCATCGGCCAGATCGCAGTCAAGCATGCGATCGAACTTGAGAACGTACGCTGCTCGGTGGACACGAGCATGGCGCTGAAAAACTGCATGACGACGCTGGAGAAGGCCAATGCCATCCTTCGCCAGAGTGATGTCGCGCTCCAGGACGTGCTCAGGCAGTTCCAGCAGTTCCGCATGAAAATGGATCGAACTAAGATAATTGAGATCCAGGCCCTTACTCCGCAAGGCAACTACAGTAAGTCGGGAGAAGGCACGGATGTCGATGACGAAGATTTCTAATCAGGAGGCTGTACAATGAATGATCTTCCCAAGCCCGCATTCATCAGCGATGAAGAGCGGGAGGTTGTAGCGAAGGTCGCGCAAGCTGGTGATGCTAAGGTCTCGGACGTGGAGAAGGCAGTCGTAGTGGCTGTCCCCCTACTGGAGTCCGACTGCGTGATTGTAAAGTACCTGGAGAAGGAGGGTGACCTCCTCTACCACGTGTGGCCGGGCCCGATGGTGGCGACCGAATACTGGGGTGGTGGGTTCTTCGGCCTGGATGTGTTGTCGGCTGCAGAGGAGAGCTATCCCTCAGTTAAGCCGCTAGTGGAGTTCATCCAGGAGGTCGATAGCTACTGTGTTACGATCCCTGCGATCAATAGGAGACCACTGCCACCGAACGAAGACACCTTTCGCCGTTTTGCGGAGATCTTGGATCGAAAGGTAGGAGAGGGGCTAGCTAAAGGAAATGGGCTAGCTAGCTAAGTTAGAGGCGGCCTAAGGCCGCCTCGATATTGGCGGACGGCAGATAGCAGGGTGGACGATCTAGTTGGTCGCACAACTAGAAGTCCTCGAAAACAGCACCCACCTGCTACCTGCTCACGTCCCTTGCTCCTTTGCCGGTTGGCCAAGGGGGAGTCAAAGCAGCTTCTTGGTACTTGAAACTCACCTACGGCTGCCGGTTGATCGGTGTTGGAGACTCGGATGAAGGGTTACACCCAACTAGAATCTCCTCGACCGAGGCGAGACCGACGCCCTCGGTGGCGACTGCAGAGGGCTAGCTACAGCCTTCCCTGCTTTCTTCCTTATACCAAGGACAGGTACTTGTTTTGCTAGTCGACCTTCGCCGCGTTCGTGCTCAAAAAACTGAGATCGATATGCCGGTCTCCCTCGCGCGACAGCTCGTGGACGGCAAAGTTTACACCGAGCCGTTCTATGATTTTAACGATGAAGGTGAACCACAAGACTTTGGGATCGATCATGACCCCGATGACGTGGAGGAGACCGAAGCTCGTCTAGACTACATCTACAATGTCGCTCCATCTGAATTCGCGGAGACCGCAATCAAGATCGCGGACAAGGGCTCGGTCGACAATTTCAATTTTGGTCCGCGTCCATACCTGCGTCGTATCTACGACACCAGTGAACGAAAGACTTTGCTGCTGGCGGGCAGACAGGTTGAAAAATCGACCACGTTAGGTAACAAGCTGCTGGCCTACAGTTGTCTCATTAACTACTTCAAGAGCCTGTATGTCAGTCCCTCGTCAGAGCAGACGAAGGTGTTCTCTAACGATCGTCTCGCTGATCCTATCAGCATGAGCCCGGTCGTCCAGGCATACACCAACACCAAGCTCACAAACGCTGTTTTCCACAAGAAGTTCATCAACTACTCTCAGATCCGACTCCGCTACGCCTACCTTACCGCGGATAGAGTAAGAGGTATTCCATCTGACCTGATCGACATTGATGAGATCCAAGACATTCTGGTCGACAACATTCCCGTCATTGAAGAATGTGCAAGCCATAGCGACTGGAAGATTTTCAACTATTCTGGCACGCCTAAGAGCTTGGACAATACGATCGAATACTATTGGGCGAACTTCTCTACCCAGAATGAATGGGTAGTCCCGTGTGAGCACCATGGGACACCCGGGGA